AATAAACAATATTTTGTTGGTCAAACTGCGAAAAGAATAAAAGAATTTATTGCTGATCCAGAGAAAAAAAGAAAGGCATTAGAAGATTTAGCAACTTATTCTGCTGATTATTTTGGTAGTTTGGAAGATTTAGAAGATAAAAAGAATAATCCTATTAGCCCTAATATAAATGAGGAACAATCAGTTGCATTAAATTATTTAGAGCAAATAGATCCAGATAAGGCGGCTTTTTATAAGAAATATTTAGATGTAGATAAAAATGAATTAAGAAAATTTGAGTATAAAGGTTACCAACAGATTTTCAAAGAACTAGATGAAATTGGCTTAAACTTATCTATAAACAGCGCTCAAAATGAGATAAAGCCATTAGTAGATTTAGCAAAAGAACAAGGAGGTAGGTTAGATCCTGCAGATTATGAAAAATATAATAAATTACTAGAAACAATAAATTTAGCTAGTACAAGACTTGCTAAAATAGACCTATTATACCCGGGTACGGAAAATCTTGATCTTGAGTCAATAGCTCAAGATTTAGTAGGCGGAAGAACTTCTATGTTAGGAGTAGCAGGCAGAAAATTAATGTATGGACTTGGTGCAACAGCTAAAGGTATTGTTGATTTAGCTGCTGCTCCTTTAAGAACTAAAGAGCAAAATGACAACGCTGCTATGGAAGCTTTAGGATTTCAAAATTATATAGCTCCTACAACTACCCCTACATCAAAGAATAGTCTGACTGCAAGAGGACAAACAGAATTAACACCAGAATTAGAAAGCCAAAGACAATCTATAGAAAAAGATTCATCTCTTTCTCAGGATCAGAAGGTAGATAAGATGATTGATTTGCTTAGAAGAAATCCTGATCAATACAAACTCCCGAGTAATGAAACGAGTTGGAATGTAGGATTTTTCCCTATAGTTTCGTCTTTATTAAATTTTAGTGCTGATATTGCTCCATTTATAATATTAGAAACCCTTACTGCCGGTGGAGCTACTCCTACAGCTGGATATGGTTTAGTTAAATCTTTCGGTAAAATGTTTGCTAATGTAGCTGCTACATCTTATACTAATGAATTAGCTACACAATTAAAAGAAAAGAATCCTAATCCAGAGCAAGCTGCTTATGGAAATATAGTAATTAATACAATAGCTTATAAAGTAGCTGGCGCTAGTGATATGGTAAAAGCTATTAGAGGTGCATCAAAAGAATTTGGGGGGGTGGTTGAAAAAGTAATAAGCAAATTAGATGATAAAGCTATTTTAACTGCATTAGAAAAACCTAATCCAACATTAAAAAGTTTTCTTTCAGATTTTGCTAAAACAGCAGGAGTAGGCGCACAAAAAGGTTTTAAATCAGGTGCTGCTTTTGAAACAGTAATAGGAGCAAAAGAAGCTTTAGAAGGAGAAAAAGTAGACTCTGAATTTATAAAAAGACGCGTAGTTGGACTTTTAAATTTTACATTGTTTAATGTTGCTACAAAATCCATTTTAGGCGTTCCTAAGATAGATAAGCAATCTAAAGAAGCTTTGTTTCTGGCTGCTACCAACAAAGATGAAGTATTATATCAAGCAGAAAAATCATTTGCTAATAAAGAAATATCAGAATCTGAATATAATCAAATAAAGAATAATGTAGATGCTGCTTCTAAAGTACTGGAAAGAGTACCAATGGTAAATGGTAAAGGAGAGCAGTTAAGCAGAAAAGAAGCCACTGAATTAATGTATTTGAAGATACAAGAACAATTCATTGAGGATAAGATAAAAAAAGATTTACCAAAAGAAGTTCAAGAGAAAATAACAAAAGAACTAGCTGATGTACAAGATAAAATAGATAAAGTATATAAAGGTACGTTCATAGAGGATGCAGGTAAACCATTTGCTGGGCTAGAAGATAGAGAAGCAAAAAGAAAAATAAAAATAGAAGAACCTGTTGAAAAAGAATCTGTATTAACCGAAACAAAACCTACAGAAGTAAAAGTATCAGAAGGGATAGAATCCAAAAAAGCTGATATAGAAAAAAGAAGGCAAGAAGAATTAAGTAAACTTTTTAATAATGGTGTTTTATTTACAGACGATAGTGGTAAAATCATAAGGACTCTAGCAGGAGATGAAGTTGATGCCAAATATGACGCAGAACTATCTGCTTTAGAAACCGGTAAACCAGATGTTAAACCAACTGAAATCAAAGTAACAGAAGAAGTTAAGCCAACTGAAGTTAAATTAACAGAAGAAGTTAAGACAGCTCAATTACCAATAACTAAAGAAATACCAGAAGTAACCGTAGAGGGAACAAGACGTGGATATGAAGTTATTGAAGGTAATGAGGCTAATTCTATAGGTGATATAAGACAAGAAGCCGCTGAAAGAAGAAATAGTGGTGAAAAATTCTATATTAAAGAAACTGTTAAAGATGGTAAAAAAATATTTACACTAGTTGATACAACAGTTTATGATGAATTTGGAAGGCCGGGATTCAAATCTGCCTCAGTTGAGGTTCCTGAAAATTCTAGGTTAAGTGCTGATGCATTGATGGGAAAATTAAAAGATGCCCTAGGTGTAACTGATAAAACTAGCCTTCAAGAATTAAATAAGATTACTTCTAAGATGAAAGAATCGGAAGTAGATGTTGCTCCTACTGAAGTTAAAGTAACAGAAGAAGTTAAACCTACGGAAATTAAACCAACTGAAATTAAACCAACTGAAATTAATTCTGTAGAACAATTAAGAAAACAAGAGCAGGCGGAACTTGATTCGCGAATAGCAAATGCAGAACAATATAGGGTAGATGGTAAAGTAGATAGAACTAAGCTAACTAATGAAGCAGATAAAAAGGCATATGATGAAGTTTGGGAAAAATACGATAAGTTAATATCTCCTTTATTAGAAAAGGGGAAAAAAGATGTTAAACCTACTGAAGTAATAGAGGAAGCTCCAATTACGGCACCAGATGTTGAAATACCTGTAACAGGAGAAGTAAAACCTACTAAAACTCCAGAGGAAGTAGCTATATCTAAAAAGGCATTAGGTGATAATTATGGCTTTAGTAAAGATTTTGATGTTAGAGGAGGTGATATTGTAGCTACAGATGTATTAAGTTCTTTAAACAAAAAAGCAGAAAAGAATAAAGTTGACTTACCTACACAAATAGCTAATGAAGTTGATTCAATGGTAAAAAAAGGTATTGAGCCAACGGAATTTAATATCATAACAGCTGGTTCTCATTTATTAAATATTGACAAAAAAATAGCAGAAGCTCAATCAAGAGGTGATTTATTGGAATTTGAAAATTTAAATGAACAAAGAACACAGGTTTTAAGTGTGCTAAGAACATTAGGTAATAAGGCAGGTAGAAACTTAGGATTATTCAACCTTGTATTCCAAGATGTTGATGCAAGCGAAATAAAAACAACTAGAAATTATCTTAAAAAGGTTCTTAAAGTAGATGAAGTTCCTGAAACAATTGCTGATTTAAATAAGAGCGACTTAACAGCGGAACAAAAGAAAATAGTAAAACCTTATGTTGAAAAAATTGAAAAAGTAAAAGCTCAATTTGATGCAGTTGAGAAACAAGTAGATAAGAATTTAGTAGAAATAAATAATGAAGAAGTAAATGCTGCAATTGAAAAAGCTCGTGCAGAAGGTAAAAAGGAAGGTATTGAGGAAGGTATGAAGTCTGCATCTACCGAAGTAAAACAAAAGAAATCAAAGAAAATTAAGGATTTGGCTGCTCAGATAAGAAGATCCGATGAATTTGATAAATTCTTACAAGGCTCTGGTCCGTTAGGTGACGTTAAGAAAGCAGGTGTTGTTGATTTAGGTAGCTATAAAGAAATAGTAGCAAATGTTTTAGAAGCTGTGGCTAAAGCTGTAGAGTTAGGAGAAAATGTTACAGAAGCCATAAAAAAAGCTTCTCAGAAATTTGCTGATGTTGATCAAGGTAAATTAATTAGTGATGTTAGAACTATAATATCTAGAGCTGCATTACCTAGTAAGAAAGAAGCAATGGATAAAATATCTGAAATTGCTAAGGCACAAGGAGTTACTGGTATTACCAAAGAAATGTCGGATCAAGGATTAATTAAGGATGTTGTAAATTCTTACTTAGGAACAGATTTAACAAATGACAAAATATTAGAAGCTGCAACAAATGATTTAAAATCTATTTTACCAAGTATTACAAGAGAAAACGTATCTAATGCTTATGTTGAAAGAGGTGAATTTAAAAAGGAAACAAAGGCTAAAATTCAAAATAAAATAGATGAAAATAAAGCTGATGTAAAAAGATTAGCTATTAAAGAAGCAAGATTACAAGCTTTAGAAGCAGCTGATGATTATCATTTAGAAGAAACAAAAGAAGGTAAACAAAAAGTTAAATCTGATTATGAGAAAGAGCTAGATGATAAAATAAATGCTTTATTAAAAGAAAAAAAAGACATTCAAAAAGAACAAAAGGTAAGTAAAGCTCCTAAGACAGAACAAGATAAAATAGATGAAATTAATAGAGAAATTGAATATGTAAAGCAAACAAAATCTGTTTATGAGCAAGCTATTAAAAATCCTAAAAAAGCAAGTGAAGCTTTAATTGCTGCTAGAAAAGAAAGAGATGAAACTTATGCATCTTATGGTTTAAAACTAGAAAAAAATGCAAAATCTCCAATTTTAGTAGAAAGGGATTACCAAGAAGCTGTAAAAGAAATAGAAAATAGTAATTTGTCTAATTCTGAAAAGAATAGCAAAATAGAAGAATTAACAGCTCAGAGAGATTTAGATTTACAAGGAACCAAACAAGGTGTTGTTAGTTTATTGTCTGATGATATTAGTAATTATGTAAAGTCTAATTTAGAAAATGCTGACTTAAATAATAATTTAAAATCAATTTTAAGTGGTTTAGAACCTACAGGTGAAAAACTTGATGATCAAATAAATAAAGCTTATACTAAATTAACAAAATTACTTGATGATAAATCTTTAAGCAAAGAAGAAATAAAGTCTATAAATAAAATAATAACTGATTTAGAAAATAATAATCAATTATCATCTGATCAATTATCTGCTCAAAGATTAAAAAATCAATGGGAAAATGAAATAAGAAAAGCTGAAACAGATATAGCTTCAGGTAATTTTACTAAAATACCTAATAATACTTATGATTATAGAAGAAATGATCAATTAGTTATTTTAAATAAAGCTAGAGAAAACAAGACTGGACAGTACAATAGATTGGTAGCAGATGCAAAAGAAAAACAAAGAACAGGAGCAGAAAAAGCTCTTGATTTAAGTACTAAATTCTTGGTTAGTGGTGTACACACTGCGTCTAAAGTACTAGAAGCAGCTACATTTAAGCCTTTCATGGATTCTATGGTTGATTTAACAGCAGGAAGAGTTGCGTCATACTTAACAGGCGCTCCATATACTAGCTTGTATTCTGTTAAAAAAGGTTATAAAACCTTTGCTGCATTTAAAAATAAAGAATCTGCACAAAAATACATACAAAAATTACAAAATGATAGAGATGTAGCTTTGGCTAGATTGCAAGAAGCTAATGAAAGCGGTAATCAAAGTGATATTAAAAAGGCAGATAAGGAATTTAAAAAAGCAGATTTAGAGTATGCGGTTTCAACATTATATAATAGTATTGAAACAAATGTTTTAAATTCTTTCTGGCAATACATGAAACATGGAGCTACTGATTATGATGTAAACATTGGTAAATCTTCTAAAAAAGATATATCTGATTATAGAACCGTATTAGGTAAAACAGGATATGTATTAGATGGTTGGATTAGGATGCACGGAGCCATGAAATCTTCTTTATCAGCAAGACCAGAAATGATGAAAGTATTTTCATCTACTTTGAAGGATTTCCAAAATAAAGGCAAAGAGTTAACTCCTGAAAACATTAGTTTAGCTATGGTTTTAGCGGCTGATGCTTATGAGGCAGGTAGATTGACTAATAAAACTGCCTTATCTAAAATGATTTCAAGAGGTAAAGGTAGTGAGAAATATCTTGGTGTAAGATTGTTAACTAAAGGTATTATGCCTGTATCAACAATTGCTGTAAACTTAGCTAAAAGAGGTATAGATTATTCAACTTTAGGAGCCGAGGGTTTTGTTAGGTTAGCTAATGAAACGAGGAAAGGAATGAGATTAAATGAGGTGGAAGGTAAAACTTATGATGGTATAGTATCAAGAATAAAAGATGGCTGGAATCAAATACCTCTTAAAGAAAGAGCTTATGTTAATGGTGTTATTGGAAGAGGTCTTTTCGGAAGCGCAATGATGCTTTTAGCTGCTTATGGATTACAAAACGGAATGATAAAGTATGGTGGTACTTTTGAAGATCAAAAGAAGCGTAAAATAATGGGAACTGATGGCGAGCAATTAAAAGCCGGAGAATGGGAGTTCTTTGGTGAAAGGATGCCTAAAGCTGCAAGTTTATTCTTAAATCACTTACCTGAATTTTTAGCATTATCTTTAGTAACTGATAACTATCAAATTAATCAAATGGGTGGTACAGGTGCAGAAAAATTTGAAACTACTATTGATGAAATACAATCAAGATTGCCATTCCAAACCTTAGCTGGCATTTTTGTACCGGGTAGAAGGGTAAATACATTGGTAGATAGATTTACTAGAATACCTATTGCAGCAGAGGCAGCTACACTATTTGATAAAAAAGCTGAATTTAGAGATAAGTCTGACTTTATTAATAGAATTAGAGGTAATATTGGACTAGGATTCCTAAATGCAACTAAAGAGCAACAAAAGCAAATTGATAAAATCAAAAAATCTTTAAGGAAATTGCCAATAGGAACACTAACTCCGGAAGATGAAAAAGCAATAGATAGTGTTATAGAGGATATTAAAAACATAGATTTTGGAGAACTTGAAACCAAAGAGGCTATGGAGCAAATGAAAAAAGAATTAGAAAAACAATAGACATGCCATACAAATCAAAGGCTCAAGCTGCCTATTTTAACATACATAAAAAAGAGCTTGAAAAAGAAGGAGTTGACGTAGATGAATGGAACCGAGAGAGCAGGGGGATGAAGCTCCCCAAAAAAGCTAGTAAATTAGCAGCCATGAAGAAAAGAAAAAAGGGCTAATATAGCTATATTTTTCTTATATTTGGTGTAAAATTTAAAGCAAATGCCTCTTGTACCTAATTTTACGGCCAGTCAATTTAGTGGCACTCCGTCAGTTATTACATTAACCGATACAAGTACGGGAAGTGATGTAGCCATTACTTCTCGCAGAGTATATTTATTACAAGCTAATGGTACGTTTCTAGTACCGGCTGGAACAACTACAGATTATGTAGTTTGGAGTTTAGTTGATACAAGCATTGATTTAGATGTGTTATCTCAAGATTCTGCATTAAGCATTACTGTACAATGGATGAGCAGTACAAATACCGTAGTCACTTCAAAGACTATATCATTCGCATTTACAGCATATAATGAAACTTTTTATTACGGCTTAACTGAAAGTCAAGTTGCAAATTCTAATTTATCTGCAAGCACCAACTGGTACCAAACGAAACTAGTATTACGAGTTGAAATTGATAGTGCAGATCAGGCAATTACATTTGCTTCTGATATTTATTCAGCACAGGCTGCATTAAACAGAGCGACATACATATCTACTAACCAAGCTTTATTCTTCTAAACATGACACCACAAGAAGTAGTATCTATAGCAGAAATTTCACAATATTTATGGAATGATTCTATTCCAAAGCAAAATGCTTTCTTCAATGGAAGTATTGATCCTCGTAAGGCTCAACAACTTTACCTAGAAAGAAAAGCTTTGCAATATGGTATTAACCAATCATTATCAGGCATACCCGGAACTTCTAATTATGTTTATGCACTATGTGGTTCTAAATTACAAGTGGCAATAGAAATATTAGGAACTGGAACTGGTGGTGGTGGTGTAATCCCCGGCGGCGGTGGTAATTTTAGTGTATTTGAATATTCTAATAATGCAACTTTAGGTTCATTTACAATATACTTCCCAGAAGCAATTGGTAAAAGATGTGTTAACGCATTTAGACAAGGTAATAATATCGGAGCCATATTAACTTCTGGTACTCCAACAGGAAACCAAGTTGTATGGGATAAAACAACTGGATCATTAACAGTGGCAGTTGCGTTTTACAGTAATGAATTTGTGAGAGTAGTTGTTCAACAATAAAAATATTTAAGGTGGCAATACAGAATTTAATCAGCGGTGACTTAAAACTAAGAGATGAGAATGGTATATTAGTTGCAGTAAATGGTATTGTCGCTGCTGATACTTCGGGTACAATTGGTACATCAGGCAGTAGTGGTACTAGTGGTAGCAGTGGTAGTTCTTCTACTTCTGGTACTAGTGGTACATCAGCAACAAGTGGTTCTGGTGGTACTTCGGGTACTAGTGGTACTTCGGGTACTTCGGCCACAGCAGGAACAAGTGGATCTTCAGGTAGTTCGTCTACCTCTGGCACTTCTGGTAGCTCAGGAACAACTGGCACCAGTGGTACAACAGGTACATCTGGAAGCTCTGGTACTTCAGCAACGTCTGGTACTTCTGGTACATCTGCTACATCAGGAACTGATGGTACGGGTGGAACTAGTGGAACTTCTGGTACGTCAGCAACAAGCGGTACTTCTGGTACAACAGGAACTAGTGGCAGCTCTGGGACAAGCGGAAGCAGTGGCACTTCGGGTACAACAGGTACTTCGGGTACTTCTGCTACTTCAGGTTCTAGTGGCACTTCTGGTACTGATGGCACAGGTGGAACTTCTGGAACAAGTGGCACTACGGGTACTTCTGGTACCGATGGTACGGGCGGTACAAGTGGAACAAGTGGTACTGATGGCTCAGGTGGCACAAGCGGAACTTCTGGTACTTCGGGTACAGATGGAACCTCTGGCACAAGTGGAACGTCAGGCACTTCTGGTACAACCGGAACTTCTGGTACGTCAGCTACTTCTGGAACTAGTGGGACTTCTGGTACGGATGGTACTGGTGGTACATCTGGTACAAGCGGCACTTCTGGTACTTCGGCAACTTCAGGAACTTCTGGTACATCTGGAAGCTCAGGAACTACAGGTACTAGTGGTACAACTGGCACAAGTGGATCTTCTGGAACATCAGGAACCACAGGTACATCTGGTACTTCGGGTGTGAATGGTGTGTCTGGAGGTCTTATATATTATCTAAATCAATCGTTAAATACTAGCAGTGCATTTGGCACTCCTACATATAAGCAGTGGTCTGGCGTTCCTACAGGTGGACCTCAGCAAACAGTAACAACAAGTATACCGGGAAGCACAAGGACTTTATTTGCAACATTTGCTACAGATTCTAATGTGCCAAATGTAACGAATTTGCCTTCTGGTCTTTGGGCATGGATATTACATTTTTCAATGAACGTAAATGATACCTTGAAGGTAGATGTGGAGTTCTACAAATGTAATTCTACAGGTGGAAGCCCAGTGTTTCTTGGAGTTACTAATATTGATACTGAATCAATGACAGGTGGAGTGGTAAGAGAGTTCTTTATGGACTTATTCCTTCCTCAAACTCCAATGTTAGCTACAGATAGACTTTATTGTCAAATTTATGTTGAGCATGCTGGTGTATTAAGTAGAAATGTAACTTTCTATACAGAAGGAACAAGTTATTATTCATACGCACAAACTACATTCACCCCTCCTAGTGGTACATCTGGAACATCAGGTACATCAGGTGTTGGTGGAACTAGTGGTACAAGTGGAACAACTGGTACTTCTGGAACTAGTGGTGTAAGTGGAAGTAGTGGAACAGATGGCACTTCTGGTACAAGTGGTACTAGCGGAACTTCTGCAACAAGCGGTACATCTGGTACAAGTGCAACTGATGGTACTGGCGGTACAAGTGGTACAAGTGGTTCTACTGGAACTTCGGGGACGTCTGGCACAACTGGTACAAGTGGATCTAGTGGGACTTCGGGTTCTAGTGGATTTGATGGAAGCAATGGAACTTCTGGAACGTCAGGTTCTAGCGGTGTGAGTGGTTCAAGTGGAACTAGTGGTTCAAGTGGTGTTTCTGGTTCTAGCGGAACTTCAGGAACATCTGGTACAAATGGCTCAGGTGGTACTTCTGGTACTTCAGGTTCAACTGGAACGAGTGGTACTTCTGGAACTACTGGTACGTCAGGTTCAAGTGGAACGTCTGGAACTAGTGCAACAAGTGGAACTACCGGTACTTCTGGTACTTCTGCGACAAGTGGAACTAGTGGAACGACAGGAACATCTGGAACCGCTGGTTCAAGTGGAACTTCGGGAACTGCCGGTTCAAGTGGTTCTTCTGGTATAAATGTTGGTTCTAGTGCTGTTATTATATTAGGAGCAGGTACATTATCATCTGTTAGATGTGGGGTAAGTAACACTGCATCAGGAGCATTTAGTGCTGCATTAGGTGGTACAGGAAATACTGCTTCAGGACATACTTCAGTAATAGGAGGAGGAGGTTCTAACCAAGCTACTTCTTGTTTTTCAACAGTGGCAGGAGGTAGAGAAAACGTTGCTTCAACAAACTTTTATGGTTCTATAATAGGTGGTTATGGTAATACCTCATCAGGTTATGGTTCAACAATTGGAGGTGGTTTCTTTAATACAGCATCAGGAGCAGCATCAACAATATCAGGAGGAAGAGCAAACATTTCATCAGGGGCTTGTAGCTTTGTAGGTGCAGGATGTGCTAATACAGCATCAAATATATACTCTGTAGTTGTAGGTGGTGAATTAAATCAGGCTACAGGAGGAAGAGCATTTGTAGGCGGAGGTCTTTTTAACTGTGCAATAGAAAGTCATAGCAGTGTAGTTGGTGGACAATATGTAAAAGCTACAGGGGTATTTTCTTTTGCAGGAGGTGGATGTGTAAACACAGCTTCAGGGGCTTGTTCTACAATAGGTGGTGGTGGAAGTAACTGTGCAAATGGTACTTGGTCTACTGTAGCAGGAGGTGTTAGTAACTGTGCTTGTGGTGATAGGTCAGCTATAGTAGGAGGTAATGGAAATTTAGCTTCCGCTTATATATCTTTTGTAGGCGGAGGTCTTTCAAATACTGCATCAGGCTATCAAGGCACAATAGTAGCAGGAGTAAGTAATACTGCATCAGGTGCAAGAGCTTTCGTAGGTGGTGGTAATACAAATACTGCGTCAGGAGCTTGTTCAGCAGTGGTGGGTGGTCAAAGCAATATTTCAGCAGGTGCTTTTAGTTTTGTAGGAGGGGGATGTGGAAACTGTGGAAATAATTCATATTCTACAAGCATTGGAGGTCAAGCAAACGTGGCTGTTGCAAATTTTGCTACAACATTAGGAGGATATAATAACTCAGCAAGTGGATATAATTCAACTGTTGGAGGTAGAAGTAATACATCAAGTGGAAACTATTCAGGAATATTTTCAGGCAAACAGAACTCATCATCTGCTCTTTATTCAGCAGTATTAGGTGGACGTTTAAACGTAGCATCAGGAAATTGTGCAACTTTAGGCGGTGGTCAGCAAAACACTGCTTCAGGAGGGTTTTCTTTTGTTGGGGGAGGTCAATCTAACTCAGCTTCAGCTGAAAGAAGTACAATTAGTGGTGGATGTTTAAACACTGCATCTTGTGTTCATGCTACTGTTAGTGGTGGTAGAGCAAACACAGCTTCAGGTGCATACTCTTTTATTGGAGGTGGGTTAGCTAATGAAGCAGCAGCAAATGGTGGTTCAACAGTTAGTGGTGGTTATTTTAACCAAGCGTTAGGATTGGGAGCAGGAATTAGTAGCGGATGTAAAAACTACGCAAATGCTTTTGTTGGTTTCATTGGTGGTGGTAACTGCAATAACGTATATAATGCAACATCAGGTTGTTTAGCTTATGGTGCAGTGGTAGTTGGTGGTGTTGGTAATAATACTACAGGTGGTGCTTGGTGCTTAAGTACTTGTTCTTTCACCTCAGCACCAACATTTTGTAACGCAGGTCAATACTCTTTCATAGGAGGAGGATTTCAGAATAGAGCAACAGGATTAATTTCTGTTGTTTCAGGGGGACAGAATAATATAGCATCTAATACAAGGACAACAGTAGGCGGTGGTATTAATAATACAGCATCAGAATTTGCTGCCACTATATCAGGAGGACAATCTAATACAGCATCTAATAACTACACAGTTATATCAGGAGGTCTTTCAAATGCAGCTACAGGGTTCACATCAACCGTTGGTGGTGGAAGAACTAATACAGCTTCTTCAGATGATGCTACAGTAGGTGGTGGATTAGGAAACACTGCTTCAGCATATAGAGCTACTGTTTCGGGTGGTAGAAGTAATACAGCAACAGCAGTTCACGCTACAGTGGGTGGGGGATATTTAAACTGCGCTCAGGCTTGCAATACTTTTGTAGGTGGAGGTATTAGCAATAGTGCGTCAGGATTAAATTCCACAATTAGTGGTGGTTGTGCAAATCAAAATACAGGTTCATGGGGATTTATTGGCGCAGGAGCTTGTAACAGAATTTGCAATGCAGGTGGAACTTTCTATGCAACTTTAAGTGGTGGATATTGTAATACTGTAGTAGATTATGGTTCAACCGTAAGTGGTGGTTTATATAATGATGCAGTAAGTCAATATTCTACAATTGGTGGTGGTTATGATAACTGTACTACAGGATATATGGCAACAGTATCAGGGGGCAGAATAAACCTTGCAAGTGGATGTTATGCAGCTGTAGGTGGGGGTTGTGCAAATACTGCTTCAGGATATGGCTCATCTGTTGGAGGTGGTCTTTCTAATGTTTCTCCAAGTTCATATTCCACAGTTTCAGGAGGTTTAAATAATAGAGCTTGTCGTATTTATGCCACAATAGGAGGTGGAGGTAATAACTTAGTTGCTGTTGGTGATTATGGAACTATAGGTGGGGGACTTAGTAACTGTATATGCGGAACAGGTGGAAACGGAGGTATACATTCTGTAATTAGTGGAGGCTCAGGTAACTTAATAAATGGTGCTTTTGGTATTGCAATTGGTGGTGGTACATCTAATACAGCTTCAGGATATTATTCTACTATAACAGGGGGTAGAAGTAATAATGCTGCCGCAACATCCTCAGCAATTGGAGGAGGTAAAAACAATACATCTTCAGGTGGGTACTCTTCTATAGGAGGTGGTGCAGGAAATGGGAGTTCAGGTGGTTATAGTACAGTGGCAGGTGGAGAACAAAACATTGCAAGTGGATGTCGTTCTGCTATTGGTGGTGGTTCAGGTAACCAAGCAACTTGTTGTTTTTCAACTGTAGCAGGAGGTAGAGATAACGTATCCTCAACAAACTTCTATGGTTCAATAATAGGTGGATATAGTAATACATCATCAGGGTATGCAGCAACTATAGGTGGAGGATTTGGTAATATAGCTCAGGCAAACTATTCAGTAGTTGGTGGTGGTAATCAAAATACAGGTTCAGGAGAAAAAAGTTTTGTTGGAAGTGGTCAAGCTAATGTAGCTTCAGGTGCAGTAAGTGTAATTGGTGGTGGGTGTGGTAATACTGCGTCAGGAGCTTGTTCTTTCATAGGAGGTGGTAGAGGTAATACAGCATCAGGAGCTTACACATTTATAGGCGGTGGGTATTGCAACTTAGCAAATTCATGCCTTTCAAGTGTACTTGGTGGATGCTGTAACTCAACTAATAGTGCCATAAATGCTCATGTTATTGGTTCTTGTATACCTGCTGTAGCAAACAACTTTACATTTGTAAACAATCTATGTCAATGGGGTGGTGGTATATCTGATTGCAGAAGAAAGAATACCATTCAAGATACAGGCTTTGGTCTATCAGACATTGTTAAGCTAAGACCTGTAAGCTACTGTTGGAATGGTGATATTTCTTGCCATAAAAAGTATGGCTTCATAGCGCAGGAAGTACAGCAAGCAATGGCTTGTGTTGTAGAAACCAATCCAATAGCAAGAGTTGATGAGAACGGTTTAGAAGTAATACTTGAACAAGGTGGTAGTCCAATCTTGCAATTTGAGAAAGATGCCATCTACGCTTCTTATGTAAACGCTTTCAAAGAGATAAATGAAAGATTATTAAAATTAGAAAATAAATCATAATTTTACACAAAACAATATTACTATGGCAAATTCATGGAACACACTCCATATTTTTGGATTCGGTACAGTTCAGGCAATCTCTGATACGCAAAATGTACAAGCACCAGTTTCAGCTTTTCAGGCAGAAGTAGATGCAGTAGTTGATAACGTATGGGCAGGTAAACCTGAAGGTTATACTGGTCCTAAAACATATCACGCTATCAATAACTTCAATACATTGTTCTCTGATTGGCTTCCTAATGAACCAAATGCTCAATCATTTAGAGTTCAAGCTGCTGATTTAGATCAAGCTTTATTAGATGAGTTAGCATTAGCAGTTTTGGCTTATGTACCTCCTCCAGCGCCGTTAAAATAATTTTATTAAATTAATTTTTTTAATTTAATAAATACATACTACTTTTGAGTAAAATCAAGAGTATGAATGTAATATTTCAAATAAACGGTGGTATTGGGAAGTGTATTTTAGCCACTTCGGTATGCAAACAAATCAATAAGCAGTACCCTGATTCACAACTAATCGTAATCAGTGGTTACCCAGAAGTGTTTCTAAATAATCCTTACGTCCATAGGTCTTTTGCTTTTGGGCAGGCTAGTTATTTCTACCAAGACTTCATTGAAGGCAAGGATTTCAAGTTCTTCGGACATGATCCATATTTAGAAGCAGGACACTTAAAACAAACAGAGCATCTATCTCATACATGGTGCAAGATGTTTGGCTTAGATGTACCAGAAAGCACCAATCCAGAATTATTTTTAACAGATAGAGAAATACAATTCTTTAGCAAAAAGTTTGTTTCTGACAGATCTATTTTGCTATTGCAGACCAATGGTGGCGCTGCTCAACAAGAATTAAAGTATTCATGGGCAAGAGATATTCCTTTCCATGTAGTTAATAGAGTTATCCAAGAGTTTGCAAACGAATACAATATCGTGCATATTCGCAGAGATGACCAACCAGCATTTGAAGGAACCATCCATGTAAGTGATAACTTCAGAGCATTGGCAGTATTAATTGAGCTTAGTTCAAAAAGATTATTAATGGATAGCTTTGCTCAGCATGCCGCAGCTGCTATGGGTAAAAAATCAACAGTTTGCTGGGTAGCCAATACTCCGGTAGTTTTTGGTTATGATGTTCATGATAATATTTTAGCGAATCCATTTACAAAGAAGCCAGAGCTTCGTCATTCATTCTTACAGAAGTTTGATATTTCAGGTAACTTATTAGAGTTTCCATACGCAAACGAAGAAGAAATATTTGATGTAGAAAAAATAATTGAATCACTAAAATCATAAAATGGATAATATATTTTATCAAAGCTCACTTCCAAGAAGTGGCAGTACACTTTTACAAAATATACTAGCGCAGAATCCAGATGTTTACGCGACACCAACGTCAGGGGTATTAGAATTAGTATTTGCTGCAAGAGGTAATTACACAGACTCTCCTGAGTTTCAGGCACAAGATCCAGAGGTAATGAAAGCAGCATTTAGAGCCTTTTGTAAAAATGGTATGGATGCTTATTACAATGCTATCACAGATAAAAAGTATGTAGTAGATAAGAGTAGAGGTTGGGGCATACACTATGACTTCTTAAATTTCATTCAGCCTAATCCAAAGATTATTTGCATGGTTAGAGATTTAAGAGATGTGTTTGCATCAATGGAAAACAATTACAGAAAGAATCCAGACAAGGCAAATGCTATTCTTAACTGGGCGCAAATGCAAGGAACAACAGTTCCAAAGCGTGTAGATATATGGGCGCAGTCACAACCAGTTGGTTTGGCTATTGAAAGGTTGCAAGAGATATTTAGATTGGGGATAGATTCCAAAATGCTATTTGTAAAGTTTGAAGATTTATGTCTTTACCCTGATACAGAGATGCAAAGAATATATCAGTACCTAGAAATACCATACTACCAACATGACTGGGATAACATAGAGCAAGTAACCAAAGAAGATGATGAAGTGTATGGAAGCTTTGGTGACCATGCCATTCGTAAGAAGTTAGAACCAGTTCCATCAAGAGCAAAGCAATTGCTGGGCAAAGATGTTACAGGTTGGATATGGGATAATTATCAATGGTTCTTTCAACAATTTAGATATTCAAAATGATTATAGTATTATTTGGCCAGCCACATTCTGGCAAGACAACATTAGCAAAAGAAATTTATGAAAATCGTATGTTTATTGATTTCCATATTGATGGGGACGATTTAAGAGAAGTGTTTAATAATAAAGATTACAGTAGAGAAGGTAGGATTAAAAATTTAAATAAAGCTAGTGATATATCTGCATATTTAAATAATCAAAGTTATGATGTTATATTGTCTTTAGTATATCCATATAAAGAAGCAAGAGATTATCTTAATAGCTTGGTATCAGATGTTAAGTGGATTTACCTTACTTACACAGAACCAAGAGGTAGAGAAAGCTTCCATGTTGCTGATTTTGAAGAGCCGGAATTGGAAAATTTCATGCAAATTAATACCGACAATCAATCAATTGAAGAAACAATAAATAAAATAATTCAATATGTGGGATAAAAAAGTACACGTTAAAAGCTCAATGGAGGGTAAGGATAATCAATGGTCTTTATTTATTGGACGTTGGCAACCTTTACATAATGGTCATAAAGAAATGTTTCAGCAAGTACTTGATAATGGAGGAAGGGTATGCATTGCTGTTAGAGATGGAGAGGTTAATGAAAAAAATCCATTTACTACAAAAGAAGTATTTACAAACATATCAAAAGAGTATTGGGATAATGAAAACGTACAAGTTATTATTGTTCCTGATATTTCTTCCGTCAACTTTGGTAGAGGAGTTGGCTATGATATTATAGAGCATATACCACCCACAGAAGTAGCACAAATTTCAGCAACCAAGATAAGAGAAGAAATGTATGGTACAAGCCAAAAGACACATAGCTAAAACAATAAGCTATAGAATATTAAGTACAACAATAGGATTCATTGCCATGTGGTACGTTACTGGTTCCGTAAAAGTTGGAGCCGCCTTTGGAGTAGCTGAACTGGTTTATAAGCCAATTCAGTACTACATCCATGAGCGTGTATGGTATAAGTGGATTAAATACGGTCTTAAAAATAACGATCAATTTTACTGATTACCATCTCTGCGGTAATTGATGTCTGGCACTCAAAGTGTTTATTGTAAGGACACCAATTCCAGTCCCCTTTATCAAATTTTATGTCACGTTTATTCCAACATCCGTGACATACTTTATCATTTGTGATTCGTATGCAGTTGCTAAGGAACTCGTGGTCATACTCAGTAAAATTACTGATTAGTACTACTTGTTTACCTAAAGCCCATGCCAACCAGCTAAGACCGGAACTAAGCCCTACAAAGAAGGTACTATGGTATATCCAATCCATTGTTGATTCCATTGATGTATCTGGTATCTGTGGGCAATTGTCAAATGGGTTTACTTCTTTGGAAACATTGTATACCTTATATCCTTGTTCGGTATAATGGTTAATTAGCTTCTGCCATTCCTCTCTTACCCAAAACTTGCAGCCAGTAGTTGAATTAGTCGCAATGGTGATGTATTTGCTATGTTCTGGACATTCTCTCTTGGTAAATAATTTGGGGCGAATTTCGGTATACTTTAAGCCCAAAATATTAGTAGCCGCCTTTTGTAGTGGTATTGTGTTTGGTAATTCTGGTTCTCTGCTGCTATCGTAATGCCAGCCAATCTTATACATGGCATAGCAGTTTACAGAGCTGCCGGGTTCCACTAATTCAAGTTCAGGATAGTCCAGTATTTTATTATGAAAAGTGGACAACACAACATTGCATCTATGCTTCTTTTGGAACTCTAAAGCATACGGAACCCATGCAATCGTATCTCCCAAAGCTTTGCTTTCTATTGATATGAATACCTTTTTATTATGTAGATCCAATACGTTCTCATAGATAAGCTCACCATCTTGATAGACATAGGTTTTCCATTTGGTATAGTATTGTCTATTGAGCCTTACCCAGCTATTGCTTTTGATTGTGTTTTGGTAATGGCATACATCATTTTCATCATAAAATCTAACCTCAAAATCACTATCGCTTTCTCCTTTGATTTCAAGGAAAGGGTGGTTAATGAAATGTTGTATAACACGAACCTTCTGTACCTGTGCTGGAAGTTCTAATATCTTTTCATAGGCTTCCTGATGTTTCAGTGCGAAGTGAATAGATTTGTTGTCCTTTGGTACAACATAAGTATTAGGGTATTTGGCTACTAATTCCAAGTCCGTATTGATGTCATATAGGAAATCATCATACATTCCGGCATACTGCGGAAGATTCCGCGCAACAATAGGTAGCCCATGTCCAATGGCCTCACGAAGCACTAATGGGTTACATTCCCATGTAGAGTTGAACATGAATATATCTGATGCTGTCATGAAGTTGTGAATATCAGTTCTTTCACCCCATACCCATACGTTTGCTGGTAAATCCTGCATCAATGGTTCCCAATAGCTTTTGAAGTTTCCGGCTTGATTACCAACAAAGTGAAACATCATATCAGGGTACTTACGAGCTATTTCAAGTCCTTCCTTTTGATTCTTGCCCGGGGTCCATAAGCCTACATTCAGTACATGCTTTTTGTTTCTATCAAATTTAAGTTCATCTTGACATATCGTTTGGAACTTTTTAAGGTTCTGTTCTTCTATTGGATAAAGTATTGTAACATACTTTGATTCCAAGTCTGCAAATGTTTCTTCATGGTATGGAGTACAAAAAGAATATAGGTCTGGGTGAAATACTTTACTATTCGGATCAAACGAGATGTCATGACACGTTTCTACTATTCTGTACTTTCTATCTGGGTTGTATAGCTTCTTTACCATCTCCCTGTCTAATCTTTCAGACATTTCATCTATATGGATTATGTCAGGTTGGAAGTATTCTAGCACATCAAATAGGTGCATTTTATTTTCGTAAAGGGTAGTAAAATTACTACCAATCAGTTCCCTTATAGTATTCCTTTGGACCACATAATCTAATCCATGGCACTGATATTCTACTACATAGTATTGATTATCAGTATGGTTTCTCATGCTCTCTAATCTCTTTAATACGAATTGAGGGCAGCCACCTGTACTAAGATGCGGAGTTAAAAATAATATTCTCATTTGTTATAAGTTTCGTTGTAATATTGTTCTGCATCATCTTCAATAAAGTTATAAGGATCTGCTATTCCAAATTCAAATGCTCTTTTTATCTGCTTTTTTTCTTTTTCAAGACATTCATGTACTTTATCAATAAACTCCCTATTAACCATAAATTCTGTTTCTTCCATCCATTGCATTAGTTCTTGCATTGCTGTTTTCATAGTTTATTTATTTTTTGTTAAATATTTCGTCTACCCATTCAATTCCTTCTCTTCCATCAAATGAGTTATGAACTACTATCATTTCTGCATTTGGTTGTATTATTACTTCTGGATTGCATTTACAGGTATTGCCTGAATCAGAAAGGTCATGCTCTTCTGTATCATCTAATGGGCTAACATGAATCATAGGTTGATTGATTTAATATCTTTCAAAAAGGAATCTACCATTGAATGGGTGGATTTTAACCATTCCATAATTTCTCATAATTTTTACAACATCATCAGGTTGTAATGATTGATGTAAATTTTTGACTATCTCTCTGAATGATTCTAAATCATTATCTTTTTTTAAATTTTGACAATCTTCGCAAATAGGCATCAGGTTTTCAAATTCCATTGATTCAGGTTCCATTTGGTCAACTTTAACTTCTTCTATGGTAATTCTTTGGCCACAATAAGCGCAAAGACCATCATATTTTTCGTATATTTTTTCTATGTTCATAGGTTATTTGGTTTTTATATTTGATAAAATCATTTCTTTTAATTCATCAAACTCTATTTCAGTATGTGGTGAATTATAACATTCAAATAATACATCATCTTGTGTGTTTTCTGAACTTCTAAAAGTAAGCACATGATAATCTTGGCTTACTGGATGCCCTTCAAATCCATCTAAAACTGATCTTAATTCATTATCACTTGTGTATAAAGGTAATCTTACTACAAATATTGGTTTGCTCATAGGTTATTTGTTTAGTTGGTTTATAAATTCTTTAATCTTTTCAATGTTCTTTTCTCCATGATAAAATAACAAATGCTCTTTATGTGAAGGTACTTTAATCCATGGCCCTATTAAATTATCATGTCCAGTAAATTCTAATTCTTTATGTAGTCCATTGATGTAACAATATGGTAATCCTCCAAAAGCTTTGCGCTTATATAGTAACGCTTGTAGTACGGTTTCCTCGTGGAAGGGTGCATAGTGGTTATGGTTCTTTAAAATTTTAGGGTGGTTGCACATCCAGTGCCATTCCTCCAAGAAATCAATAGTATTTTGCCCTGCTACATAATATCCTGTTTGCCTGTACCTGTTGCGTACATACTGGTTGATGTTGAATAGGTCACAGGCTGGTGCTTCCAATGTAGTGCTTAAATCCGTCCTACTTTCAGCGCCACCTCTACCATTGACCATAAGGTATTCATATATACCCTCTGTAAAAAATGGGTAACTTGATTCGTAATTATAGAAAGTAAAGATATTGTCAACGTTTGGGCTTGCCACAGAATCAGAGTCAATATAAGCAATCGTTTCTGCATAGTTTTCAAGTGCGTGTTTGGTTATTAAAGGTCTTTGTATAAGTAATTTGTAAATGCTCTTATTGGATCTATCAATGTATTCGGACCTTTGTTTCAGGTGCTTCACATCACAATCCCATCTAATTGTTTTGGTATCTTCTATTCCGTTAATCTTCTTATCAGAGTTGAGCATGTAAACTAATATTGGTACTTCACTGAACTTACGGATAGATTCAGCGCATACTTGGACCAAATCAAAATAAGATTCATCAGCGTACAATAGGTAGGCTTTCTCGTGCTTTTGGGTTTTGTTTACATAGTAACCATAATACTGGTTAGCGTAAAGTAGTTTAAGTTCTGGGTATCTGGTTTCCATAACTGCCGGAGTCAAGTCAGGCTGCAAATGTGTTTCATGGACGTTCCCTTCATGCTCTCCCTGTTCCATAAGGTATGGTACTGCCACCAGACATTGCTTACCGCTATTGACTATCTTTCTGATAATACTTTGCGCATCTTCCACAGACAAGTGTTCAAGCACATCACCCATGATAATAAACTCGTAATAGTCAAAATGGAAACCAACTACGCTTTGTATGAATACATTGTTGTACTTCTTATCTAATTGATAGTTAACTACATAAGGTTCGTATATCTCTACGCAATCCATGTAGTAGCCATAGTTTTTTAGCATATCAGCATAGGTGCCAATACCAGCACCCACATCTAATATCTTTTTATTTATGTCTACATTATCTACTATGTAATCCCTTACCTCTTGTTTGAAGAATTGAAAGCTGGTTGGCATAAAATTAATTTAATTAAGCAAAAGTAATTAATTTAATTAAATAAATATATCTTTGCCTAAAATAATTATTATGAAAATAGAAGTAAGCATTGGCGAGATAGCCGACAAGTACACCATCTTAACCATAAAATCATTTGAAATTTTAGACGAGGAAAAGCAAGCCAACATTAAAAAGGAATGGAAGTACATTAACCAAGTAATCAAAGAGAACTTTAAGGAGCTGGCAGCAGACAAGCTAACACACAGGCTTCTGGATATAAACAGGCAGTTATGGGTGGTAGAAGATTCGCTCAGGGATTGCGAAAATGACAGGGAATTTGATAAGCTATTTGTCTTTTTGGCAAGACAGGTTTATAGGCTAAATGACCAGAGAGCAGCCATCAAGAAAGAGATTAACATTAAATACAAGTCTGAGATAGTGGAGGAGAAATCATATAACGCTTATTAATTTATAAAAATAGAGCAGAATTTGGCAGAAAAAAGTTATTTTTGGTAGATGAATAGACTCGCTATCATAATGATTTTTTTCTGTAGCTGCGCTTCGGTTAAGAAAACCGAGAGGAGAATGGACAGCACAGTTGTAAGATCCATTGATAGTGTGAGAGTTACGTTTTATGACAGCGTTACAAAGGTCATAGAAAAAGAACAATACTTTACTAAAACAATAACATACTACGATACCTTATGGGTAACCAAAGATAGTATGATAACCATTCCAAAATACACAGAAGTATTTACTTCTGGTACACGCGAAAAGCAATCTGAATCCAAGCTAACCAAAAAGGATTCTGCCAATATTTCAAAGGCGGAAGAAATCACAAAAACCATAGTTGAAAAAGATAAGAAGAAAATGGCCAATAACTTTTATAAGTTCTTGTTATTCATTCTTATTGCCCTACTTGTTATTTACATTTATACAAAGATCAAAAAATGAAACGTATAAATCATAATATCAAAGGGTATGTATTCGCTTTAGTTTACGTTATTATTATACTCTTAATATCATTATTTATATGAAAAAATTATTCAATTGGGTAGCAGGGTTTTTCTCAGCAGATAGCCCAAATTCAAGCAAAAGATTAGTAGGAATTGTTGGTGCCGGTTTCTTATACTGGACACTTTATTCAAATTCACATAGTGAAAGTCATGTAGTTCCAGCCGAATCATTGGTATGGGGTACCGTGGTTTTAGTATGTACCTCATTAGGTTTAGCTTCTGTAAAGGAGATAGGAGATTTAATTGGAAACTTTAAAGGCAACAAAACATCTGAATAAAATGGAAGCAACAATTGAAAAGCAAGTTGATCGTACTTGGCAATCAAAAACATCTTTAATTGTACTCGTCCTCACAATATTAGGTGGCTACTATGCGTTAACTGGTAAATTTGAAGATGATGGTAAGAAGTATGAAAACCATGAGGTTCGTATCGGCCAGTTAGAAGCTGATAAGAAAGAAATTAGAGATGATATTAAAGACATCAAGAGGACCAATGAGCAGATTCTAATATTATTACAAAATAAAGCAGATCGTAAATAATGGCAAAAGCAGTAAGAAAAAAAGCAGAAGAGTCGGAAGGCTTAAAGATAGGAGCTAACCCGTTACCTATTTCATTCAAAGAGTTTAGCAAGAATCCAGTTGTTGGAATGTTATTTTTGTGCATTTGCGGTATCAGTTATTTATATATTGACAACGCAAAAAGTAACGAAAAGCAAGATGACAAGATAGGTGCTTTGTATGAAATGGTGCGTAAAAGCGATAGCAGTAATGCAGCAAGCACGGCTCGTTTAGAAATGGCGGTGGATTTAAAAGCTCTTAAAAGCTTTAAGTAATGCGTTATTTATTACTGGTTGCATTGATAGGTTGCGGAACTAAAACCGACAACAAGATCAAAGAGCTGCAAGACAAGGTAAAGGAAAGCCAAGCGCAAAGTGATTCGGTGCAAGTGATGGCATCTGAGGATAACAAGAAGGTAATTACAAAGACAGTTGAAACGATAGTTACTTTAAAAGAAGAAGTAAAAGAATTAAAAACAGAACTAAATGAAGTTAAGGCTAAATTGGACTCTGCTAATTCTGTTGATACTAATAGTACCAAGTTTAAGTTTCGCCCAATCGGTAGTTAAAAAAATAGGTGGCGAAGAAAAGATTGTAATTAGTAGAGCAGAAGGCGAAAAGATAAACGCTGCGTTTGATAGCGTGAGCAATTTAGTTACATTAAGAGAAGCTCGTATTGATAGCTTATTAAGGGCAAACATCAAGACAAGGGATAGTTTACGCATTGATTTACTTACTTTAAAAGATACTCTTGCCCAGCGCAATAAAGTTGTGATTGATACGTTAAACGATTATCGCAATAGATACTATAAAAACATAGCAATATACGAAAAATACGAAAAGGCAGTAGATTTTGAAATAAAACTACATAGGCTTAACTCGGTTCTGTTTGCTATGCTAACTTTATTTTTATACTCTCAAATAAACTAAAATGAAATTAGAAGCGTTATCTAAAAAACTTCCAATAAGCGTAATGGAAGAAATCCCTTTAATCATTGAAAAATTTGGTATTGATGGTCCATTGAGATTATCTCATTTCCTTTCTCAATGCGCTCATGAAAGCGGTAACTTTAAGTTTTTAAGAGAAAACTTGAATTACTCTGCTGATGGCCTTCGTAAAATATTCCCTAAATATTTCCCAACATTAGAAGCAGCAAATAAGTATGCAAGACAACCTGAAAAAATTGCCAACAAAGTTTATGGCAGCCGCATGGGTAATGGTGATGAAGCTAGTGGAGATGGTTTTAAGTTCAGAGGTCGTGGTTATATCCAGCTTACTGGTAAGGATAATTACGCAGCGTTTGATAAATTTGTAGATGATGATATTATGGCCGATCCTGATTTAGTGGCTACCAAATATCCACTAACGTCAGCAGCCTTCTTTTTCCATAAGAATAAATTATGGGACGTATGCGACAAAGGTCATGGTGATGATATAGTGTTGGCAGTTACAAAGCGTGTAAATGGTGGTACTCATGGTTTGGCTGATAGGCAAGATAAATTTGATTTATTCCATAGCACATTAGCTTAATGCCAAATCAACACACAGGCCCAACAGTTAAGAATAAAATAATTAGGGGGCTTTTATTAGATTTCCCTAATAGCTCTAAGGCCAACTTGGGAAAGATAGCATTTGAAAGATACCCTCATCTGTTTGATAGTCCAGAAGTTGCTAGAACAATGATTAGAACTATTACTGGGGCAATGGGTGGGAAAAATAGAAAACTTACAAGAAACATGATGGAACACAAACCACAATTACCTCCTTCAAATTGTAAGGAAAGAGAATTTCAAATTCTGCCCAAAGAGTGCAATAACATTCTTTGGCTTTCTGATGTTCACATACCTAACCAAGACAATGAAGCTATTGAATTAGCCGTTGAGTATGGTAAAAAGAATGATGTCAATTGCATTGTTCTGGGAGGTGATATACTGGATAACACTCCGTTTACAAGCCATGATGCGCCACCGCCGGGCCTAGATGATGTTAGAACGTGGTTCCAGTATGCAAAACAATTTATAGAATATCTAAAATATCAATTCCCAAAAGCCAAATTCTATTGGATTGAGGGCAATCATGACGCGTGGATTAAACGATACCTAATCAAGAAGGCCCCAATCTTATTCAGTGATGAGTATTACCACTTGCCACAAAGAATGAAGCTTGATGAGTTGGGCGTTAAATTCTTTGCGGAGCATGTAGTTTTAATGGCCGGTAAGTTGCAGATGCATCATGGCCATACAATGATTCGTGGGGTATTTGCCCCAGTTAACGCAGCCAGAGGATTATTCTTACGCGTTAAATCAAATGCAATTATAGGTCATGTGCATACTACCAGCCATCACGTTGAAAAGACATTGAAAGGGGAAACAATTGGCACATGGTCGGTAGGTTGTCTTTGTACACTGGCTCCTGACTATGATCCACATGGCACAAAGCATAATTTAGGGTTTGCCCATATTTTAGTAGAAAAGAATGGTAACTTTAAAGTTAACAATATAGCTATTCATGAAGGAAGAATCATCTAAGGTAGACCACCCAGCACATTATAACGCTGGAAATATAGAGTGCATAGAAGCAATAGAGGAAGCAGTAAAAGGATTAGATGGTAAAGAAGCATTTGCTACTGGTAACGCAATTAAGTATCTTTGGAGATGGAAACGTAAAGGTGGTAAGGAAGATTTAAAAAAGGCAGTTTGGTATATTAACAGACTAATAAATGAGGACTAATGAAACTAACATCTATACTGAAAATATCTACCTATGGTTGCAAGGTGGTACTTATTATTACAGATTCATTAATAAATGAAGCTAATAAAGTATACAAAAAGCATAAAATGGGGCAGATGTTTGAAGGAGATGCAGAAGGTACGGTTATCACCCCAGATATAGATGTTTACTACATGATTATAGAGCAAAAGTATTTAAGCCACAATACCCTATCACATGAAAATTATCACATAGTAAATGTAATAAAAAGTGACAGAGGTATTGTAGATGATGAAGCTGGAGCATGGTTATCAGGTCACATAGCTGAGTTTATCTACAAATTCATAGACAAGAAGCAGCTAATAGTTAAGCACTAATACATAGCCAATATTCCAAAAAAATAATTTTTTAATTTAATTAACTCGTTTAACTTTGGAAAAAAAATACATGAAGTTAAGATTCATCTGCGCTCAACCAACTTCCCTTTATTACGCATGGCAGGTAGAAGTTATGATAAATAACTTTATTGAAATGGGCATCAACCCCAACATGATTGATATTGTTTGCTGGAAGATTAACAATGTGATACCGGAAGAATGGACCAAACTCGCGGCTAATTATCCAGCTCGTTTCTTTTTTTATGATGATACCAGAGAAAGCAGACACTACATATCCTCAATACGTCCAAACATATTAAAGCAGCATTTTGAAGCAAATGATTTGAATGGTGAAGCTATTCTTTATCACGATTGCGACATTGCTTTTACCAAAAAGATAGACTGGGACCAATTCTTACAAGATGATAAGTGGTACGGATCCGATTGCCGTTGGTACATAGCACATAGCTACATATTAGGCAAAGGACAAGACGTAATAGATAAGATGTGTGAGATAGTGGAAATACCTGAATCACTTGTAAAAGATAATGAACTAAACTCAATCGGAGCGCAGTACCTAATGAAAGGTATTGATGCTCAGTTTTGGGCGGACGTTGAAAGAGATTGCGAAAGATTGTTTTATGAAGTAACGCACCTAAATAATGAAAAGAAACAATTAGATCCGACACATCATGAATTACAGATATGGTGTGCAGACATGTGGGCGGTGCTATGGAATGGCTGGAAGCGTGGAGCAGAAACCATTTGTCACCCAGAACTAGAATTTTCATGGGGTACGAGTACCGAAGCGGATTGGGATAGGCTCAATATATTCCACAATGCCGGTGTCGTTACATCTGCCGGTGGCTTATTCTATAAAGCAGAGTACATGAACGAGTTGCCTTATAGTGCAACATTGAATATAAACGAAGGAACCGCCAGTAAGAAATACTGGGATATTATACAAGAAACAGCAAAAAAATCAGTTTTATTATGACAACAAAAGTAGTAGAGTCGGAAAATCCATTAGAGCATTGGAACGACATCAAAGACGTAGAAGGTAAAGTAGTTTTAGATTTAGGTTGTGGGTGGTTGTTCCAGCCATTTGAGTCAACTCCTCAATACTTTATAAACAGAGGAGCTAAAAAAATAATTGGTGTAGATGCATCATGCGGAGAGATTGAAAAGTTAAATGAAACTTTCCCTGACCATACTTTCATTTGCAAAACCATTTCTAATTTTGATGATTTACTTGGCTTAATTACAGATCATAAACCAGAGTTAATCAAAATGGATATAGAAGGCCATGAGCAACACATGAAGGATATTACTGCTGAGCAATTTGAATCAGTAAAAGAAATAGCAGTTGAATACCACAACCCTACATGCAAAGAGATACTAGAAAATAAGTTAACTGAACTAGGTTTTGAGATATTTGCAACTAATCAATTTGGTTGGTTCTGTACAGATATTAATCAAATGGGTATCATGCACGCAAAAAGATAATATGATCATAAATAAAGCAACATACGGAGGTCAAGATTGTACTCAATTGATTAAGGATAAAGTAGTATCAGATAAGCTTGTAGTAAGGGCCAATAACGATATTATAGGGGATCCAGCCGTTGGGGAGGTGAAGTATCTGGAAATGGACATAGACGGCACTATTTTCAGCGTTAGGGAAGGTAGTGTATTTGTATACCCTAAGTCAAAGAGCAGAAAATTGGGCATATTCTATTCCAATAACAACAATAAAAAGATATGGCCGTCAATCTACCAATCCTTAAATAGTATTAAGCAAGCAAGCGAGGGGGTGGCAGACATTGTAACTTGTATGTGGGAGCCTATGCCGGAAAACCCTTTTTACCAAGTTAGAAGCTGGTATCAGTCGCAATCGCACCTCAATCAGTTGCTCCAAATTATGCAATGCCTTTATGCTGCAAAAGAAACCGGCGAATATGATTACGTTTCCTTTTTAGAGCATGATGTAATGTACCCAAAGGGTTACTTTGACTTCCCTGAATTTGATAGAGGTAACGTGCTTACCAATATGAATTACGGGGGCGTTTGTATCAATGGCTGGCAAGAGAGAGGCCAAGATGATGAGCCGTTCCACCAAATGACCATGAGATTTGATGATGCCATTGAGCATTGTTTGGCCATTTTACCCAATGCCTTGCGTACAAATAGCGGCATGATTGAAACTCAAACAATGAAACGGATCCAATGGAATAGCGAAAATCAGGCTATTCATATCAACCATGGAATACATTTCACCAGCCATAACTCAATATATCGCAAAGATAATTTATCTTTAAGTCATAATTATTGGGGCAACCACTCCGATTATACCAATTTATTCGTATGAACAAGTTAAAAGGCAAATGGCAAAACTGATGAAAACGTATCGCATCTTTTTTGAGAAGGACGGAACCAAAATGACTAAGCTGGTTTATGCCGTTTCAATGTCTGATGTGCTACAAAAATATAAGGACCTTAAAATATTATCTGTTGTTCAGATTGACCTCGCGCCTCCCGAAGATGAAGATGAATAGCTCCTTTATTGCAAAGGTTACTACAATTGCCCCGTAAAGCAAGATAAAGGCTGGTATGCCAACCAAAAAGAAAAAGACTACTTGAAAGATCCCAATTAATTTTTTCATGTTTTATTGTTTATTCGGTTTCATTAAATGCTTTTTGTACTTCTGGATTTGTGCTTAACTGATCATAAATGAACTCATACCGCTGGTTTTGAAATTTCAATGGTACAATTTCATCATACAGACTATCTGATTTTGACTGCATTTCAGCCATTTTTATTTGCATGTTGTTCTTCTGCTCTATCATGGCAGCTATAACCACAATTAATGCGCCTATAACCCATAATAGAGCAATGATAATTAATGTTCGCATGTTATAAGTTTACATAATTAGAGGGTAAAATTTTACGAAATATGTAATAAAGTGTGGGGTTGATTTGGAAATATATTTCTAAAAAGTAGTAATTATACTACCAATTATATGCAAAAAGGTAACAATTAGAAATATATTTCTAATTTTAAAGTTCTAAATTAACATTACTATTCTTTACAAACATCAATAGTGCAACCAAACATTTTTAATACTTGAATCAAACTTTTAATATTATAATTTGTTTTTTGTTGCTCAATTTTTCTAATAACAGTCAAGGCAACCCCAGCCTTTTCTGCAAATTCTACTTGCGTTAATTTTACTTGCTTTCTTTTTTCTTTTACAAATTTAGATAATCTTCCCATTAATTCGCCTTTACCTAATAATTCATCTATATTATGTTTTACAAGTATTGGGCTTACTAAATTAATATTTAAAAGAAGTGCATTTTTATTTACATAATATTGTATCCAATGCTTTTCTTTTGCATCTAAATTATCTTCAATAGATACAGATTCAATAATTTTAACAATGGGAGCATAGCCAATATTTTTTAAATCATCAACCCATTCCTTAACTTTTACAGAAGTACTTTGTGATATATGTTGCAAAGGCCTTGTCATTCCATTAGTTGTTTTACCTATGTAATGTATATCATTTGTAAAAGGACAACATAATGCGTAAATAAATCTTTTTTCCATATTATATGTTATTTGATACAAATATAATAAATAATAGTCAATTTATTAATATTAATATCTATAAGCATATAATTAACCCAAAAAGATTTTAAGCGTTTTACCCCCGTCTTGATAAGATAATTCTATTACTTTAAAATCTCCCAACTCTTGATATAGCGTTAATATTCTACCTACTGCCATATCGTTTTTAGCGTGGTTAATTACTTCTAATCTTGT